ACCTTTGACGCGAGCTCCCCCGCTGACCTCAGCAACGCTTCAAAGGGTGATCTCTACATCATCAGCGTGGCGGGCTCTTACCAAGGCCAAGATTGGGCGGTGGGTGATCACCTCCTCATCAATGCTGACATGGGTGGGACGCTCGATCCCAATAAGATTGACAAGGTGGACAACACCGACAGCGTGACGAGCGTGGCAGGGCGAACGGGCGCGGTTGTCCTCTCTACTGCTGACATTTCAGGGCTCGCGACTGTTGCGACCTCAGGCGCTTATAGTGACCTGAGCGGGACGCCAAGCCTGGCAACCGTGGCAACCACGGGAGCCTATAGCGACCTCACAGGAACGCCAACGCTTGGAACGGCTGCGGCTGAGGACGTTGGGACGAGCGCGGGGAATGTAGTGCAGCTCAACGGCTCAGCGCAGCTCCCCGCCGTTGATGGCTCACTCCTCACTAACATCAGCGCCACAGTCGCGGCCCTCAATGATGTGGGTGATGTGACCATCACGACCCCCGCCAACACTCAGGTGATCAAGTACAATTCAACCTCAGGTGATTGGGAGAATGGCGCGGTCGCTTACGCTGATGTGAGCGGGACGCCAAGCCTGGCAACCATCGCGACCACGGGAGATTATAGCGACCTCAATGACTCTGTTGTGGTGCAACAGTTTAACGCGACCGCCACAGCCTCAGCCATCAGCTCAAACGCCCTGCATATCTTTAGGATGTATGGGGCTGGCGGCTTCACCTTGAGCCTGTCAACATCCACAGCCCTCAATGGCTTCGCGCTGTTTAATAATATTAGCGGCTCTGATGTGACTGTTAATGGTGGCACGTTTCGAGCGAATGGTGAGGGAACCACAGGCGGCTCCAGCTCTATCACCGTCAAAGCAGGAGAGCGGCGGCTCTATTATGTGGAGGGTGCAAGCCTTTACTTAGAGGCTAACAGCACCCTGATTGAGCATAATGCTGACGTGAACATCTCAAGCCCTACTAATGGAGAGGCGCTCATCTACAACAGCACCTCAGGTGATTGGGAGAATAGCGCGGTCGCTTATGCTGACGTGAGCGGGACGCCTAGCCTTGCAACCGTGGCAACCACAGGGGCCTATAGTGACCTGAGCGGGACGCCAAGCCTTGCAACCGTGGCCACTACAGGGGCCTATTCAGACCTCAGCGGCCTTCCTACGCTCGGCACAGCGGCAGCGCTTGACGTTGGGACGAGCGCCACAAACGTGGTTCAGCTTGACGGCTCAGCTCGCCTCCCTGCTGTGGATGGCTCACAGCTCACCAACCTCCCAAGCGGAGCCTCGACCCTTGGCGCGCTGACTGATGTGACCATCACGACCCCCGCCAATACCCAAGTCATTAAATATAACTCGACCTCAGGTGATTGGGAGAATGGCGCGGTCGCTTATGCTGACGTGAGTGGAACGCCTACTTTAGCCACAGTCGCAACCACGGGGGCCTATTCTGACCTCAGCGGGACGCCCACTCTAGCCACAGTAGCAACCACGGGGGCCTACTCTGACCTCAGCGGCCTCCCCACGCTCGGCACAGCGGCAGCGCTTGACGTTGGCACATCAGCCAACAATGTAGTGCAGCTCAACGGCTCCGCGCAGCTCCCCGCTGTGGATGGCTCACAGCTCACAGGTATTAGCGCCACAGTCGCAGCCCTTAATGACATTGGTGACGTGAGCGCGGCAACCCCCAACAATGGGGACGTTATCGCCTATAATTCGACCTCGGGCGATTGGGAGGCCACAGCACAGAGCGGGGGCGGCTCAGCCCCAAGCGTGACTGTAAGCTCTCCCTCAACTACTCAGACTCTCAGCGCGCCATCAGGCATTGAAGAAGCTTATATCTACACACCTACAACAGCAATCACTGTCAACCTGGTCGCGGCTGCCACTTGTGGGAGCGGCTTCAAGTATCAGATCAAGAATCGCTCGACCAACACGATCAACATCAACCCAAACGGCTCAGAGACGGTTGACGGGGCAGCGACCTTCACGCTCAACACTCAAGAGGCGAGCGTGACGCTGATCACTGATGGCTCAAACTGGTTCATCATCTAAGGAGTGATCGGATGACGTATAAGCTCAACAATATCACAAGCAATATTTATCGGCCTGTAGGCACGAAAATGATTGAGATCACACTCTCAGCCTCACAGACTCTGAGCGCTGGTGGTATTGTGGTTTTTGATACGCTCAGCTGTGAGACTACCCCAGCGCTAAGCTTGAACGCGAGCACAGGTGAGATCACCTTAGCCTCAAATAAATCATACTATATCGAGGCCAGCATTGATGTTACTCGAAGCAGCACCTCGAGCTCCTTAGAGTTTGCTTGGATCGACTCAGCAGGAACTGTGATCCCTATCTCTGACGGTGGATTTGATGCAAATTGGGTTTATCACTCGGTAACCTCTTTGGGGCCAACGTCAACGAATGTGGCGAACTATATCACCAACTCGCCAACAAGCGCCATCAGGCTCAAAGCAATCACTTTGAACGCTAGTAGCACAATCCTTCAAGGCACCAGAGTTTTCATTATAGAGGTGGATCAATGAGCTACACACCCCCAACTGTTACGGCGAAAGCGGTATTCTCTGCCTATAACACCACCACTCAAACCACATCGCTTCAAGATCAGATTTTGACTTGTCAGGTGTTTAATGATTGCACTCAGTCCATATCGGTGACGGGGGGGATCAATCTACCTACGCGCGCGATGTTGCATGGCCAAATCCGCACCGATACCCCTCCTAATACGGTTCTATATTCGATCAAGTTTGACAACATGGCTCAGAGCGGTGGTTTTGGTGGCCAGTTTGCTTGTAACTCAACAGTAAGAACAGACCAAGATGATGGGGCCTATGGTGTCGGCAATACATCGAACACGTTTATGAGGACACATCGCGGCACACAAACCTGGAAGAGTGACGTTAATGAGACTCGAATCATGGGTTTTCTGCTTAATCAATAGAGGCTAACATGTCATATTTACCTGCTAGTATTACGACCCAAACAGCCATCAAAGCCGATGTTTTCCGACAGGATGATATTAATACAGGCGGCGTTTATATGGATTATCTAGCCCCTGCGACCCAATATACAAACGTCACTTTGTCTAGTGGTTATAATTTTAATCTTCCACAGGGGGCAAACTATTACATCACTGTTGGCGTAGGCGGACGCAGTGTGAACCTAAATGGTGATGCTACGTGGCAGATTTATGATATTACAAACAGCGCATTTATTGGAGCTGATCAGTTTATAGGGCTGAATGGCAGTCAAGGGGCAGCCGCTCGACAAGGGCGCATCCAAAGCAGCATCTTGATTAATGCTTCATCCATCCCAAGTGGTGGCCTCAATATAGGTGTGCGGCTGATCAGCAACACAGGCGGCTCTTGGGAGTATTTTGTAGACGGGCAGGGACTCGCAAGCTTCAACACTTGCGGCTTTCCTACGCTCCGCATCCTTGAATTGGCAGCTTAGGAGCTCCTCATGAACTGGGACAAGATTAAGGATATTCTCACGATCTGCCTCATCCCCGCTGTGGGTTGGGCGCTCGTCACCTCACGCGATGTGGGGCAGCTTGAGACACGCCTTGAGCAACAAGCGGGCGAGATCATGGAGGCCCAAGCTGAGATCAAGGCGCTCTCCAAGCGCGCTCAGATTATGGAGATCGCTCAAGCGCGGATCGAGACAAAGCTTGAGGTCTTGGGCGCTCAGTTGACAAGGATTGAGGGGATGCTCAACACGTCCTTTGGGCCAATCAAGCCATGATTGATCAGCTCAAGGGTCAACACCTCCTCATCTTCGTGGGCGTGTGGTCTTTGGCCCTGCTAGGCGCTGGCGTGTTCATTGGCTTCTCATTGGTCGAGACTGACTGTGCCACCTGTGAGGCGTCTCTTGAGGAGGCCATTGATCAGCTCCACGCCTGTGAGCGTCAGAGCTTGACCCCTGACCCCAAAGCGTGTGAGGATGATCGCCTTGCTGAACGTGAGAGCTGTGAGGCGCAGATCAAGCGCATCAAGGAGCTCCGCTGCCGAATCTGTGAGGCGTCCCATGATCCCTATCCTCCTGAGCCTAATCACGCTAACTCCACTCACTGAGCCGCTTGTCCTCACCACAGGTGAGGAGGTCAGCGCCAAGTATGTGGAGCCGTCAGATGAGTTCTGTCTCAAGCTTGAGGACTTCGCGAGGGTGCAGCATGACCTCACAGATCAGAAGCTTTATTGGGAGCGGCGGCTCCAGCTCAAGGATGAGGTCTGGGTCTCCAAGCTCACAGAGATTCAGCGCAACCATAAGGCTGTTCATCAGTCTTACTTAGAGGAGCAGGAGCTCTTTAAGGCTGAGCTTCAAGAGGCTCTTAAACAGCGCGACTTAGCGCGCTCTGATCTTTGGTGGTGGAGAGGGGCCACGGTTGGCCTCATTCTCTCCACAGGGGTCACGATTGTTTACCTCATAGCGAGGTAAACCCACCACCGACAGGGGCCAAGCCCCACGGAGATTCACCATGCAGAATGACCTACTAGGTCAGGTGGCCTTCGCCGCCCAATACGCTCGACCCCTCAATTCAAAGCCTGGCCGTGAGAGCTGGGAACACGCCGCCAACCGTGTTGAGGCCATGCACCTCAAGCGCTTCCCCCAAGTGGCGGGAGAGACAATGAGGGCATTTAATTTAGTGAGGGATCAGCGCGTGTTTCCCTCACAGCGCTCGACTCAGTTTGGCGGGCTCCCTATCGAGCGCAACAACATGAGGATTTACAACTGCACTTATTCCCCATGTGACCGCCCCCGCTTCTTCTCTGAGGCGTTCTGGCTCCTGCTCAGCGGCTGCGGGACAGGCTTCTCATTAAGGGCGCGTGACATTGAGGAGCTCCCCCGCCTCCTCACCCTCAGTGAGTATGTGAGGAGGGAGACGCGAACCCACATCATCAGCGACTCCATTGAGGGGTGGGCTCACGCTGTGCAGCTCGTCATAGATAGCTACCTCCACCGTGGCTATTATGAGGACTTCTATGACTGGCGCTTTGATTACTCGCAGATTCGTGAGCTTGGCGCTCCCATCTCAAGCGGCGGCTTCGCTCCAGGGGCCAAGCCTCTCAAGCGAGCGCTCGACAAGATTGATGACATGCTCAGCGGGCTCGTCAAGGATCGCCTCAAGCGGCTCCGCTCCATTGACTGCTTTGACGTGATGATGCTTTTGAGTGAGGCCGTCCTCTCAGGTGGCGTGAGGCGCTCCGCCTCCATCGCGATCTTTGACGAGGATGACGCCCTCATGATGAACGCCAAGACTGGCGATTGGTGGAAGGAGCACCCTCAGCGCGCCTATGCGAACATCAGCGCGGGGCTGTCTATCACGGACGCTGAGCGCTCGACCGTTGACCAAGTGGTGGCGATGGCCCGCCAATGGGGTGAGCCTGGCGTGTTGTGGCAAGCTGACCCTCACCATGGGACGAACCCCTGCGCCGAGATTGGGCTCTTTCCTTATCTCGTCACCGACCCCAAGGGGAACCACATCCCCAAGATCACCCTCGATCTCCTCCAGCGCCGTGAGTGGTATGAGGCGCGAGGCTATGACTTCACCTCAGGGTGGGCGGTCTGCAACCTCACAGAGATTAACGGCGCCAAGATCAAGAGCCGTGAGGACTTCTTGGAGGCTTGCAAGGCGGCGGCTCACATTGGGACGCTCCAAGCGGGCTACACTCATCAAGGCTATCTCTTGCTCGTCACCAAGGTCATCCTCCAACAAGAGGCCCTCATTGGTGTGAGCATCACGGGAATGTGTGCAGCGCCTGAGCTCCTCTTTGATCCGCAGCTCTTGGAGGAGGGCGCCAAGGTCTGCATTGAGCAGAACGCAGCCACCGCCAAGGCCATTGGCATCAAGACCGCCTCACGGATCACCACGGTTAAGCCAAGCGGGAACACCTCCACCGTGGCGGGGACGAGCGCAGGGGTTCACCCCTTCCACGCTCGCCGCTACATCAGGCGAATGAGGATCGCTCGCGTCAATCCTGTTTGGGGTGAGATCGCGGCCAAGGTTCCTGAGGCTTGCCATGAGTATGATGAGCACACGGGGATTGTGGCCTTTGCGTGTGCTGCACCTGAGGGAGCGCTCACCCGTGAGGATGACACGGCTCTTGATCACCTCAAGCGTGTGAGGCTTGTCTATCAGCATTGGGTGAAGCCAGGCTCAGCGCCAACAAGGGTCGAGGGGCTCACCCACAACGTCTCCAACACCTGCACCGTCAAGGATGATGAGTGGGGTGATGTGGCTGACTTCCTGTGGGAAGCTCGCGGGGAGCTCCGTGGTGTGGCCCTCCTTGGTTGGTTTGGTGATAGCGCCTACAACCAAGCGCCCTATCAAACGGTCGAGGAGGGGAGCGAGGCTGAGACGATCTGGCTCAAGCTTGCCTCATTAGATTGGTCTGAGGTAGACCTCCAAGGGATCGCGAGCGATTACTACGAGACAACCCTTGACCCCGCTTGCTCATCAGGCCAATGCACCTACACCCCCTAAACGCCGCCATCTTCCTCATCCTCATCTTTAGCTTTGGCTTCTTTGGGGATTGGATCGCTGACCAAGTGGGGGAGCTCACTTGGCTCCTCTCAGTCATCGCCCTCATTCTCTATGGGGTCTTGGCGAGCTGAGATGAGCTTAGCCTTGATACAGGCGATTAAAGCGGATGAGGAAGCTCCGCCCTCAACAAGCTGAAAAGATGGGTCACTCCATGTCTCATGGTAGAGATTGAACAACTCGTCCCTTTTGTTCATATCGCCTTGAGCGCGCTCCTCAATCCAATTTATAAGCTCCGCTCTGTGGTGTTGGCGATCATTAAGCCACAACCAAAGCGCATTGGGATCGTTGATAGTGGGGCTATCAACATGACACCTACGGCACATCAAGATGAGGTTGGCTACATTATCAGGGCCATTGGAGCTCTTGGGGATGATATGGCAGCGCTCAAGCGAGCGCCAGCTGCCTCGCGCTCTCATGCACCCCCAACAGTGAGGATCATCTTTATATTTAAATCTAAGGTGGTGAAAGCGACACACAAGGCTCGTGTCAAGCTGACCGTCTATGTCTCCGAGCCTCTTAATTCCAACATCACTCGTCCAATAGTCATAAATCTTTGAGTGTGGTATAGCCATGAATCCTCCATTCGTTGTGGGGTGGTGACGTATGCCCCGCCACGCTCGACCGCTTGGCTTAGGCTCTTTCAGTCCTTGTCATATCTATAATAAAACATATCGTAAACAGCGCTCATGTCGATCCCCTCAAGCTCACTATTTAAGAGGCAAGCGGGGATGCTTTTACAGATTGATTGAGCCTCAATCATGAAGTGCTCATCAAGCCTCTGCCTTTGAAGGATTGATCCATATTTACGATGAAGCTCCTTCCTTGCCTCCTTGATGGCGCACAAGTGTAAATTGAGCGACACCAAGGGCATGGTTGAAAAGAACTTAAAATATGGGCGCTCATATGCCAGGCTCAACTCTCCCCAATTACAGTTGGGGTCATCTGGGAGGTGAGCGTAAGGCCAAAGAATATGAAAGAGGTTGTCCTCATTCCATATCCCAACTTGATGATATTTAAGATCATCTCTGTTGTAAACAAGGCCACCTTGTAAACAGTACGAGTCATAGTAGTCTTGGCTGTTATCAAAGCGTCCGTCATCTGTTGATAAAGGGGCATACTTCAAGCCCAACATTTGCCTCTCAATCACCTGACTAGCGGGGCGGCTATCAATGAGCTCTATACCTACAGCGATCAAGGCAAGGAGTAGCATCAAGTCCTTTGGCCGATAGAACTCATCATAATCCCTAAGGCCAACGCTTTTCATGGCAGCATGGATCAGAGGCTCAAGGTCACCCGCTCTCTTGATCACGATCAAGGGCACAACAAGACAGGCTGCTCCTGTCTTGATAGCCCTTAGCCGCCTCTGTGCATCAGTGGAGCGGCCCAGCTTGAACCCTGCACTTTTAACGCTCATCCTGTCTGCGCCGTCATGATCTACATAAAAGTAGTGAAGCAGATAGAGCTCATCCTTCTTACCGCTGCCTGGCGCGTGAACTTGGGGCGACCTGTCGCTATAGGCCACGGAAGCATACGCGAGCATCAAGCGATTGATCCACCGCTCAAAAGAATACGCTGGGATCATTTGGGCGCTGAGTTTAACTAACCTTGATGAGTAGGGAATGGGGCAGCGCTCGCCAAGCTCCATGTGAGGAGTGAGGGCGGTTGGGAACCTCTCATCCTTGGGATAGCGCCTCAGCGCGCTCAGGTCATTCCAGTCCCAGTGTCCTTCAAGCTCAAGGCTCTTGATCCTCTCTGAGCAGCTTACTTGCTCAGGCTTCTTTGACTGCATCCAATCGACCACAGCCTTGATGAACTTGGCATAGGTGGGGAGCTCCTCAACCTTAGTGAACCCCGCAAACACAAATAAATCTTCAAGCATCACTTCCTCCATTCGTTGTGGGGTGATGACGTATGCCCCGCCACGCTCGACCGCTAGGTCAAGGCTCAGAAGATGCCCAGCTTCGCCTCAGAGTAGCCAAGGCTCTTGATCGTCTTGAGGAGCTCATCAATCTCGTCCGCGCTCCCCTGCTCTTGGGTGAGCGTCCAAAGCCCTGTGGCGAACACCTCAAGGTCAGTCCATGAGAGCACCTTGGCGGCGCGCTCCGTCACCTCATTGAGCTTGTCCTCATCCCACTCAGTATCCTCTAGGCTCCCATCCTCAGAGTTGATCTTGCCCAGCGTGGCCACATCGAGGAGACGCTGCGCCACATGCTGAGGCGTGGGGCGATCCTGCGGGGCGGTCTGAGTGAAGGCGGGAGGGAGATGCTGATCAGCGGGGGGATTGCTTGGGATAGCGCGGTGCTGCTGAGGTGGGGTCTGTGCTCGCGGAGCCTGTGAGGGAGCGCGGAGCTCCTCACCCAATGAGTCAGCGCTGATCTGAGCGCGCTCGTCATCGCTCATGTTCATGTTGTCAGCGAGCTCATCAGGGGAGTAGATGCCACTCACGGCGTCAGGATAGACCGCCCTCAACATCAAGGTGAGAGCGCGAGCGCGGAGCATCTGCATAGGCATCTGCTGCCAATTGCGGTTCCTCGTCAGCCCCTGGGCCTTCGCCATCTCAAAGGTATAGGTGAAGGTGTGGACGATCTGCTCAGGCTCATCAAGACGAGCGCACTGATAAGTACAATGCTCATGATCCCAAGACGTGATCACCATGAAGCGGCAGATGCCAGAGCGCCTCACGATCCCGCTCATGGCGTCAGCGTTGAGTGAGGGCTTGCCCTTGAGCATGAAGCTGTTGTTCTGAGTAATCGCCATGTCCCCGCCAAAGTGAGCGCCAAAGGCGGCGTGAAGGCGGAGGCAATCGCGGGGGCTGTCGCTGATGAGGGTGGCGATCTCTTTGGCTTGGTCGAGGTTCTTTGGTGTGTAGATAGTCATGATTTACCTGCTTGTTTGAGTTGGGTTGGGTTGGTGGTGGTGGATTAGACGTTGGCTTGGAGGCGGAGCTTGAGGGATGCCACGCGCTCACGGTGGGGAAGATCACGAGTGACATACCAGGCGCGAATGATCTCAAACCAATCGCTCATGGGGATGATGACCTCACGGCCCAGGTCACGCTTGAGGTGGCCCTCGATCTCGTTGACCATTTGGAGGTTGTGGTAGTGCTTAGGGCCAAGGCCCATCACGCTGTCATAGATGCTGAGATGCTTGAGGAAGAAGCTGATCTCATCGCCCGTCATGCGGCGCTCAAGCCAGCCGTCACGCTTGGGGAGCTCCCTGATCTGTGGCTTGTCACCAAAGAGCAGTTGAAAGAGATGGGCAGCCACCGCGAGCATCAAGGCGGCGATGGAGAGGAGACAGAAGATGATGAAGGCGTCAGCGGCGGCGTTGCTCATGAGTGGTGAATCCTTGTGATGGAGGTGAATTGGTCTGGGGTGTAGGTCTCAAGACCTGTGAGGCGGTTGGCGGAACGTGCCAATGATGTGGCAACAAGGAGAGAGGGGGAGAGCTGCCCCGAAAGGATGCGAGAGAGATAAGACCTGTTGATCATGGCCTCACTCGCTAGATGGCTTAGCGTGTAGCGCTCAGCTTCAAGGTCAGCTTTGAGCTGATCTCTAAAAGTCATAACGACCTCCTATGTGGTTGATGAGTACTGTGTAGCCTCCCTTTGTGCCATATGTCAAATGAAAATTGTCATATGGCGAAAGATTGTTGACATAAGCCACAGATGAGCCTACAAATGAGCCTCCACCACATCAAGGAGTTCATCATGAATGAAATGAATGCTCGACTGGCCATCATGGCGGTCGAGGAGCTCACCGCAGCTCAGAAGCTAATCATGCTCTATCTACTGACAAGGGTTGACTGGAGCTCATGGGCGGGATCAGTCAGCACTAATGAGATTGAGCTTGGGACGCGCCAGAGTGGGCGCAACATCAAGAGGAGCCTCAAGGCGCTCGCTGAGCTTGGCTACATTGAGCGCGAGATCATGAGGCGAGATGATGGCCTCCATCATAAGTCAGCGATCAAGGTCATCATCTCCAAGCTTGGTGACAGAAAGTCACCACCTACCAAGAAAGACACTAGTGACAGAAAGTCACCACCCATAGTGACAGAAAGTCACCACCAAGACTCTGAGGGTAGTGACAGAAAGTCACCATCAGTAGTGACAGAATGGCCCAAGGGTAGTGACAGAAAGTCACAAGGGGTGGTGACAAATTGGCCCGAGGGTAGTGACAGAAAGTCACCCAATATCAATAAGGATCAATATAATATCAATATAGATCAATCTAACATCAATGAGGCTGAGCCTGAGGCTGAGAGCACACGCGAGGCTGAGGAGGAGCTCAGAGCAGCTCAGTGGGATCAGATCATGGCCAAGGCTGAGGAGCTCCCGCCACCACCTCCACCGCCAACAATGTCACAGCGTGAGGACGGTCTTTATATTTTATCTCATATCAATGATGATCTTGAGTACAGGCGGGACGTCTATCGTGAGATCACTCATCACAAGCGACAAGACATAAGGGACGCTCTGTGGGCGCGGGGGAATGATGAGCTGTTCATCAAGATGATGGGCGAGCTCATCGCTCCACGCTCAGCCATTGACTGGGTGACGTCTATCGCATCAGGTCACAAGCCAAGCATCTTAACACCGCCCGCTCCACCTCCCAAGCCTACCTCATGGACTGTCACGGTTGACCAACAACAGAAGATCAAGGAGGCTGACAGGGCATGGCTTAGCGCCGATTATGGACAAGACAAGAAGAATGGAGGATGGCATTGATTGATTATCACAACATCACCGCTGAGAACTTCCCCGCTGAGGAGTGGCTCAGCTCCTCAGGCTACCTCAGCACAACGCCGCTCCCTTACTGCGGTGAGTGTTTTGAGGGGATCGTCTATGAGAAGCCACCACCACCAACGGCGCCCATCGCTCGCCGCTGCCCAACCTGCACCCCGCTCCGCTCACGGCTCAAGCGATTGGAGGAGGCCCGCCTCCCCTTCCTCGCTCATCAGCACACCTTGAACGGCTATGAGTGGGACAGCCAAGAGCAGCGGGACAGGGTGGGCGCTGTGCTCGATTGGATTCACGGCAACACCGACCCCATTGATAAGCCCGCGGTCATGCTGTGGGGCAAGCCTGGCAACGGCAAGAGTACCATCCTTCACATCCTCGCCAAACATGCGATCTTTGAGGGCAAGCGCGCCCTGTTCCTCACCCATGAGGGGCTCTTTGCTGATATTCGAGCATCATGGAAGGCCAACAGCCTCAACCTCCATGAGATGCTTGAGAATGTTGACCTCCTCTGTCTTGACGAGCTCGGCGGCCTTGGAGGTGGCGGGCGGTGGTCTGAGTGGTACAGATCACAGACTAGGGAGATGATTGGCGCGATCTATGACAGGTGGGCAGCCAAGACTCTCAGCGTGGTCGCAACCTCCAACCTAGCTCCCAAGACGATCATCCACGACCTATGCGACAACAACAGCGCGGTGAGGTCGAGGCTTGGCGCGATCTTTGGGCGGCCTGTGCAGATGATAGGCCATGATAGGCGCGCTGGCGTTGATGATGGGTGGGGTTAAGATGAACATACAAAAGCTTGACCGATCCAAATTCATGACAAACCATGTGCTGTACGTCCTGAAGTCAGATGACCTTGGGGGGCTCTACTATATCGGCTGTCACTCATGCTTAGGTACGTCATACAATTGCTCAAATACCAAATGCCACTATAGAGGCAGCTCATCCACCATCACTGACTTAGTTGCTTTACACCCTGAGGCCCGCTGGGTCATGACGGCTCTAGCGTATGCGTCAGATCGAGAGGAGCTCAAGACGTTGGAGGAAATGCATCTCGCCCTCCATGTGGGCCACCCTAAGTGCCTTAACATCAAAACATCAGGGCAGTCGATGCCAAAGTATACCCCTGAGGCAAAGGAGCGAATGAGGTTAGCAGCTAGATCCAAGGGATACAGGATGAAGAAGCAGAATGGGGAAGATGTGTTTGTCAAGAAGCAACATCTGAGGTCGGCAATCTTGGCGGGCTACTCATTTAAGCGCATAAACATCAAGATCAAAAGTTATGAGCACAAAGTCCAAGCATTTGTTGGGACAGGCTCCCTTACTCAAGTCCTTATCGAGCTCTTGGATCAAGGGTGGGAGATTGGAGAGGATAGGCGCTTGACCATGATCAATGCAGCAGAGTTTTGGAGTCTTGTCGGCTATAAAGTTGAGCAACAGACGCGCTTTGTAGTGGTGCCCGTCTAGGCTGCCGCCAAGCTAAAGCGTCATAGCCAAGAGGCGGCTCATCCCCTCGATGCCCCAAACTGAATCACGGACGGCGCTGGCATAGTTCCGAATCTCAGCCTGAGCGTGACCATCCAACCTCAAGCTCAGGAAGTGGATGAGCGCGTGAAGTGAACAGCTCCAATAACACTCACTCATCAGCGACAGCGGGAGCACCGTTCGAGCTTGCTCTTTAGCCACACCCACGCTGAGGAGCTCCTCATAGCTCTTGAAGGCTTGCTCAATCGCTCGCTGATAGATGAGCTGAGCGCTGAGCGCGGCGTCATCCTCAAGCGGCCCCGCTGATCCTTGCTTGACGCTCGCTGAGCCTTGCCTCCACTCACTTGGCTCCCACGCCTCATGATCAAACTGGACATAACGCCCGCTGATCTCATTCCAAGCGCAGCCCACTTGATGCTTCATCCATTGACGCAGCACAAAGACAGGGGCCTTGATGTGAAACTGAAAAGTCATGTGGCGGAATGGTGAGGTGTGCTTGTGCTTCCACAGGTAGCCAATCAGCCGCCAGTCATCCTCATTCAGCTCATCGCTCATGCGTCCCATTGAGACACGGGCGCTGTTCACCACGCTGAGGGGCGAGCCCATCACAGCGAGGAGCTTGACGCTCCCTCCATCTATTGCGATCTGCTCACTTATCATCTACTGTCACCTCGTTGATGTGTTATAGGGTCGGACATCGAGGGCGGCGCCGTGTGAGTGTTGCGGCGCCGTCCTCACTAATCTAATGGAGGACACCATGAATTATGTCATCTTGATTGGCAACCTTGGGCGCGACCCAATAGCCAGGGGCTCTGACCGCAATATCGCCAGCTTCTCCCTCGCGGTCGAGCACAGGAAGAAGGGCGGCGAGAAACAAACCCAATGGTTTGACTGTGTAGCCTTTGGCAAGACAGGGGAGGCTCTCCTCGCTCACGCGAAGAAGGGCGATAAGCTCGCGATCACGGGGAAGATCAAAACCAAAGTCTGGGAGCGCGATGGTATTAAGCAGCAAGACCTAGACATTGTGATTGAGACTTGGCAGTTTGTGGGGAGCAAGCCCACCTCAAACGCCATTGGTAACCAAGGCCCCGCATCATGGACACCTGATGGAGACCAATGGCCTTGACCTCTTAGCTCCTCGCGGAGCTCCCCAACGAATGGACTAGAATGACGAATGAATTGAAACCCCAAGAGATCATTGGCGCTCGCCTCGCTGAGATGCGCTCCGACATGATCAGAATGCTTATGTTTAAGCTGCGGCTGGAGCCTCATGACGCTGAGGACGTATTCTCTGAGGTCACGCTTTATCTACTAGAGCATGGCCCCCGCCTCCTCGATATGGAGAAGGAGATGAGCGGGGCAATCCGCAAGCTCACCCGAATGAGGGGGCTCAATCATATCCGCGACAACAAGCGGATCGTTTATGGGTGGCTTCATGTTTGGGAGGAGTGGGGACTGTTGCCAAGCGATGACGGCCCTGAGCGCTGGGATGATCAGATTGATTTAGGGCTCATCGCCGCTGATGTGCTCGAATCTGTTGAGCGGCCTTCTCATAGGGCTCCATTGGCTGCCATCATGGCAGGGGAACAGATCAATGTTGTGGCGCGTGAGCAGGGATGGAATCAGAACACCCTCCACAGCGTGTGGAAGCGTATGAGATACAGGATGAAAGCAAAGTATGAGCAAGAAGAAGTCTAAACAAGACCTTGAAGCGCTCAAAGATATGGCGGCGCGTGAGGCTCTTATCGTTGACTCTAATGATAAGTCACAGAAGACAAACGTGGGCGCGCGCGCGACCCCCAAACACGGCCCATATTCCCGCAAGTATGAGGAGAAGACTCATCAGCTCCTCACCTATCTGGCTCAAGGCTACAGCAAGGAGGCGGCCTGTATTGGCGCCCACCTCAACCGCCCCACGCTTTACAAGTGGCTTAGCGAATATCCAGACTTTGCGGAGGAGGTCGAGGACGCTCAATTCATGGCTGAGGGTCACGTCCTCGCGGAGCTCCGTGGCGCGATCCAACGGAAGGATGACACCAAGGCGCTCATGTGGCTGCTCTCCAAGCTTCGCCCTGATCGCTATGGGGACAGGAAAGAGGTTGAGATCACCACCAAGACCAATGACGGCGTTCAAGAGGTGGTGGCCATGTTCGAGCAGACAAACGATATGCTTGAGGACAAGACTGACGAAGAACGATGAACCGCCCTCCCCTGACTAGCCACCACAACTAGCCAAGGGAGGACAACTCAAACAGGCAGGAGCTTGTTATGACATACGCCAAGCTTGAGATCAACCGCCCCGCGCTCACCGCCACTTGGACGAAGGCCCAAATGGAGGCCGCCGTGGTGAGGATTCATCAGCGCTTCCAAGGCTTATTCACCTCGATCATCGAGAGCGCCGACTGGGCCAACTATCGTCTAGTTGATCACCCGCTTGAGGCGGGGCGCCCATCATGGCCTGACCCTGGAGAATATTGTGACCTAGTGCTCCAACACCGCGAAGGCGAGGCGGTGGCAGCGGTCGAGATCAAGACGCGCCACATCAAGATGAGGGATGAGCGCACCGCTTGGATGATCGCTGATGACGTGCTCGACCACATGAGCTCACAGCTCACCAAGCTCCAGACCATCGCTCATAGGAGTGACGCGCTGTGGCTCGTGGTGATCGGCCTCTATCGCGTCCCCTTCCAAGCGGCGGCGATCAACTTCAACACGCCCTTTGATTTGGTCTTGGTGTGGGGACGTGATGTGGGGAGAGACTCACCAATGGGTCGAGCGCGCTTCAACAGCCTCAGCGACTTTGACAGGGCGGTCTGTGACTTCAAAGAGCCCGCTCGGTTCTTCGAGGTCAAGAGCCTCCCTCGCTCAGCCTCAGCCGCTCCTCCTCCTCAGTCTGTGACCCATGACCTTGAGGCGCTCATCAGCAAGGCCCCGCTCCATGAGAGCTGTCGGCTCGCCCTGCTCTTTATCCTCGACTGGCCTGACGAGCTCCTCAGCTTGAGAACGTACATGAGGGAGCGCGCCACAGAGGACACCACAGAGTACAGCCTCCAACATTGGGCCATGAAGATGATTGATGAGGGCGTGGTCAAAGGCTATCGCAAAGGGAAGCGCTCTCATCGCTTGAGCATAGACGAGCCCGCGCTCAGGGCTTATCTCAAGGAGGTCAGCGGTGAGTGAGGAGGAACCACGGGAGCTCATCCTCAACGACCTTCAACGTGAGATCATTGGCGGGCTGAGGCGGCGTCAGAAGATCATCGCGGCGCGCTGCGGTTGGGGTAGTGGAAAGACGAGCTCCCTCATCTTCGCGCTGTGGTTCATCGCTAAGGTGAGGCCAGGGACAACCTCCCTCCTCATCACCGACACCACCCCGCGCTATAACTCTGTTTTGATGCCTGAGATTGAGAAGTGGCTGGCGCCTCGCGGTTGGGTGTATAACCACACGCTGCACAAATGGACTGACACCCACACAGGCTCCTCTGTGCTCTGTCGCTCCTATTATCGCCCAGGCACGAGAGACGCGAGTCACAACCCGCTGGAGGGCATCAACGTCACCTCAGGCGTGGCGCTCATTGACGAGTGCCAAACGCTTGGAGCTGAGGTGGCTCACAAAGCGCTAGGCCGCTTGAGGTCTGGCCCCACTCCAACGCTCATCCTAGTTGGGCTTCCTGTGGCTGATGCGTGGTGGTGCCAAATGGCTGAGGCTGCGGGGCTCCACCCGCTGCTGTTCACCTCATACGTCAACCAAGACAACCTCAGCGCTGAGTGGTTCGAGGCCACCAAGCTCCTCCCTGAAGATGAGCGGGAGGCTATGGTGATGAACAAACCAAAGCCTCCAAGCGGCTTGGTTTATCAAGAGTTCGACCTTGAGCGTCACGTCATTGATGATTTCCAATATCGCCCTGAGATGACTGGGCGCATTGCCATTGACTGGGGCTTCCGCAAGCCCTCAGTTCTTATCATCGCCTATGATGAGGAGCGTGAGGCGTCCGTGATCGTCCATGAGATCAATCCACAGGAGGTCACCATCGCGGAGCTCTCAGAGATGATCTTGAGGGTGGCTTGGCCTCGCGCTCACAAAGCTCAAGCGCCAGGTCAGCGGATATGGCTAGACACGGGCGTGGCAGACAAGGCGGGGAAGGCCCGCTCTGACCACACAGGGCGCTCAGCCTTCCGCGAGATGGGGAAGGGCGTTGACCAAGGCGGGCTTGGCCTCCCGCTCAGGAGTACCACCGACCCTGTGAGGGTGGACATACTCAATGGCGTCCAGCGCCTTAAGCGGGCCTTTGCTCGCGACCGCTACCTCATCACCAAGGAAGTCTGGGACAAAGGCGAGCGCGCCATTGGGAACAGCTT